CCTAATCTTTGATAGTCTGGTTTAAAAGAAACTCTTGTAAATGGCTTTGTTTTACATTTTGTAATAGAAGGTTTACATAGTTCAGTCAAATTATTTTTAAATTCTTGAACATATTTTAGGCCTCTTACATGATCTACTGTTTCTACTTTTCCCCATGTAGACCAAATTAAAACCAATTTAAATCCAAATCCATTCTTGCCTCCTACAATTTTTTCTTTCTTCTTTTCGTCATAATTAGTAGAGGTTCTTAAATGTCCAAAAATCATTTCAGGAATCCATAATTTATATTCTGGGTGTTCAGCCACATCAATACCATTACCATCGTTATACATATGAATTGTTCCATCTGGATCAATTGTTATTTCAATATTAGAAACGGGTAATGCATTTGGAATTCCATCTTTTATGGCTTGATTTTGTCTAATTACATGGTCTCTACAGTTGACAATTCCTTCATCAAAAAGTTTATATAAACCAGGAATGTATTGAAATTGTTTTTGTATAATTTTATCATCATTGAAAATATAATCATCATGGTCAGTATTTTCAATGGACCCAATATAAGTGTCGGGTTTTTTTAAAATATGTTCTTTATCTGTTAATTTTTGATATTTAGAGAGTGAACTTTGAGTAGCCATATTGTATTTATACAATTATTTTTAATATTTAAATTGTTTCAATTTTTTTATTAAAGTAATAAATGAAAATTACTTATCCTATTATATTAAATAATGACTCAAGTTAAAACAGGAGGCCCAATAAGGATGTGTGATTCAAAATTTAGAGGCTGTAATCATTATTCTAAAGACTTACCTGGATCAAGTGGGAATGTTGTGATTACAGGTATGACACAAAGTCAATTATTAAGTAGCTTAGTAAATTTACAATACCAAAGAGGAGCAAAATGGGTTCAAATTAATGCACCTACAAATGCTTATGGTTCAAGAGCAGGAGCGCCATATGGGTATGGTCAATCTCCTCAAAATCAATTTATTTGATAATGCGTCAATATTTAGAAATAAATTTTTTTCTCTCTAGTTTTTATAATGGTTAAAAGACACGACAAAGGACATGATGGTAAATACCACATCAACGGAAAAAAATATGAACTTTTAGAAGGTTCCCGTGCTCAAGTTATGCATGAAACCGCTTATAAAACTCCAGGAGGATTAACTAAAGGTCATCTTAAAATGCACAGAGGTAGAATTGTTTCTATTAAGAAAAGTAATCTTGCTAAAACCCAAAAACATCTCAAGGGACATCTTCAACCAAAAGGAAGTGGTGTATTTGGCACCGTTACCAAAAAAGGAAAGAAGAGAGGAACCAAAAAGAGAAAGGGATCTAGAAGAGCATAAATTATTTAAATAAATAATAACATTTTTATTATTTATTTAGGAACATTTTTGGATTATATTTTCCATAAATTTATTTTTGTTACCCTCACAATTCCTATAGATATTTACTATTTCAGCAGGACTTAATATATTGTCTTTTAATTGATTCATAAATCGACTAGGTATTTTAGAATCAAAATAATGTTGATACATATCTTTTATTGTTTGAATGCTTGCGTTTTTCATATCAACTCTAATATCAATTCTACCAGGTCTAACTAAAGCTTTGTCTATTTTATCATAATAATTACTAGTTATTATTAAAATTCTACCATAATTTTCATTTAATCCATCAATAATATTTAAAATAAATGATAAAGACATTTTTTCTTCTTTTACAAATAAATTGGCACAAGAACTTGTCTTGTCATTTTTATTATTGACTACATTTACAAATGTTTCTAATACATTTATCTGGTCATTACTACTATTATCAACTATTTGTTTTTCATTTCTATCTAAAATTACATCAGACATACAATCAATATCTTCCAATACTATAATTTTATCTTCAAAATCAATTGATCCTTTTTTGTTATTCCTATTATATGTATTTTCATAATAATAATTATAAAAATCGTATTCATTTTTGATTAAATTTAAAGGAATTTCAATTAAATGTCTACTTGTTTTTTTGGCAATACTTTTAATTACAGATGTTTTACCAGTTCCAGGAGGACCAGATAAACCAATCCCTAAGGTATAAGGATGGCCTTCTTTTTCATACCATTCTTTATTATTTAAGAAAAAATCTACTTTACTTATTAGTTCATCTTTTCCATCAAAATATAAATTATTGAAACATCTCGTTGTTTTGAAAGTAGATTCATGCCATTGTAATAAATTACTTTCTTCTTCACCTTTATTTTTTTGTTGTAATTGATATAAAAATATTTTATGTTTTCTTTTTTCTTCTATTTTGTTTATATAAAAATTAGTTAAATCATCCAAATATTTTTTTAGTTCTTTCATATTTAGCTTGTAACTAAATAATTGAATAGATATTGTTTCTACTTTTCCAGTCATTTCTATCATTTTTTCTGAATCTTCTCTATTATCACTAGTATTAACTATAGCATAAATTTTATTTTTATCATCAAATATAAAAGGAATATTTGATTGATCAATAATAAATATATCTTTACTTACATTATTTTTTCTCTCTTCATTCGCTTCATCGTCATAAGAATTACTATCAAATGCTCCCATTATTTCTCTTAGAGAGGATATTCCTTTGTAATCTGTGTTCCTATGAATATAATCCCATACAGCATCAAATCGTCGACTCCATAAATTATTATATTTTGCTGACCAAGCACAATTTCTAAAAGTTCTTTTGCCTTCAATGCAAATAGAACTTGCAAAAACATATCTGCAAGACACTTTCAATCTGTTAAGAGACATCATATCACTTAAATTATTAAATTGTGAAAATAACAAAGTTATTAATCCACTAATTATAGCAGTAAATATCATATCTTTTATTGGATCTCCTGTTTTCCAATTTAATAATAAATTTAATTTTAGACTTTCTAAAGCTGTATTGCTATCAAACATTTAAATATATACTATCTATGTGTTTAAATGTCTTTATATATCTTTTAAATATTTTCAAATGATTTTACTTTTATAAAATTATCTTCTGTAATAAATAATTCTGATTCTTCTTTGATAAATTTTTCAAAATATTTTTTACTTGCTATAAATTTATATTTACTTCCACAATATACTTGATAAATTTCATTTATAGGAATTTCTTCTGCATAAAAATCTACATCAGGAACAATGGATTTATATTTCTTTAAACTATCTATTATATCTTTTCTTTTATCCCATAATTTACAATTAATTTGGTATATATATTTATTATCCTCAATAATAATTTCCGGATAATAATGTTTGATTAAATCCAAAATTATTTTTTCATTTACATTACATTTATTATAATGAGAAAATACACTACATATTTCATCTAATTCTAATTCGTCATTATCCGAATTACTTTGTTCCATATTTTCACTCCAAAATTTAATAAATTTACTAACAACTGGTAAATGTTGACTAGTGCAATCTAAAAATACATCTTTCTCCGAATCATAATCAAATTTTTCAATTAATAATGTTTTAAGATTAGATGCAAATAAAACATTTGGTATTTTTTCACATTCAATAAATTGTTTCCATAGAAACTGCACATTTTTCCAAGATATACTACATTTGTCGCTATTCTCAATATTTTTATTACAAAATTCATCTATAATATTTATTTCTGTTTTATCTCGCAAATAAAAGGAATAATTCTTCAAATGGTTATCTTGACATTTATTCTCTAAATAACAGTCACCATTTTCATAGCGTTGAGAATAATGTGCCGCCACACAAAATATATCTATATTATTCTCTTTAGTAAAATAATTAATTACTGAATCCATATTAGATAATTGTTGACAACTTATTAAACGAGAATTCTCAAATTTATGGTCATAATATTTAAATTTAAAATAATTAAACATTGTTTGGCATCCAAATAACATACAAGCTAAATTATTTATTTCTTTAATAAATGGCCTTATTTTTGGATTCATAAAATAAATATGATTACATTTTTTTAATAAAAAATCACCTAATACTGTTAAAAAATATTTTGAAGCTTCCTTTGTTTCAAATATTACTGGGCATAAATTATTTATTACAGTTTGAATTGTTTCTGATTCTGGAATACATGAAAAAATATCTCTTTCTTTTATTTGTTTTAATATACTCACTTTTATTTTATGTTTCCAGTCTGTTAAATCTTTATTTTCATTTATAGTGGTTAATATTTTATATTGTATATCATCTTCTTTTATTACAATAAATTTATTTTGATTATATTCAAAAAATAATTCTGATGAAGAATTATAATAATATTTATGTTTTTGTAAAAATCGTTGGATAAATAAATCCGATCCCGTTTCTAATTTATTTTTCCGTTTCTCTCTTTCAATTAAAGCTGTGTTTGTATTTTCAAAATATTCAGGTAGTTGTTCTACATGTTGTAGAAACTTTTGGAATATAACTGGATTATTTTCATATTTTTCATATAATTCAGTTACTATTTTAGTCAATTTTTCTTTGCTCATTTTATTTATTTAATTTTATTCGTTTAAATTATTTTTATATATAATTTCTCTCCATTATTTATATGTCTGAGGCAAGTAAATATTTTGATTTTATTGCTAGTCAACCAGATGGTGTTCAATTTTTAGATTCTAATGAAGAGGAAGCTGAACAATTTTGGGCATATTTATCTAGTCCTACTGCCCAAGGAACTAGTGGAATTATGGGGGGTTTAATATGTAATGATAAACTACAATCTGATTTTGTGAAACAAGCATTACAAAATGCTAATTTCATAGTTATTAATATACATAAAGGAGTGCTAATAGGATTCGCATGTGTTATGCATTATACTATTGATGATATTAGGTTAAAAAAAAATCCTGACAAAGATACATATTTTTATATAGAATTAATTTGCAATAGATTAGGTCCTACTATATCTACACGTTCAGATGACGAACATGATCATAGAGTAGGAGCAGCAGCAATGATTAAAGTTATTGAACAAGAAGCAATAAAACGAAATTGTGATTATGTTAAATTGAATGCTATAGAAGAAGTCATTTCTTATTATGCTAAATTACAATTTCATTTTCCTTTTCTCGATACAGACAAGAAAGTTACTCATGCTAATGAATTAATCCAAGCATTAAGAAACGCCCAAACTAGAAATAACATAACTGAAGCAAATATAATATATGCTCGAATTGTGCAAAATTTTTATCCAGGTTTTTATACAAAAATTCAAGATTCTCTTACTGAAACTAACCCAACAAAAAGACTTCAAGAAATTGCAGAAAAAGTTAAGGATGAAGGAATTCCTATGATAAAATATTTAGATGAAAACACAAGTGGAGGAAAAAAAAAAAGAAAAAAATCCAAATCTAAAAAAAAGCAAAGGAAAACAAAAAATACACGACAAAGAAAAAGAAAATCTAGAAAAAAGAAATCAATAAATAAATTTTAACAGTTTATATATATATAATAATGATATTAGGAAATAGAATACCTTATGAATACTTTGCTACCTCTGGCAAAGGAGAATCGGAAGCAGGATCAGAAGGTTTAAAATATGAAACTGGTTCTTATGATGCCGCTTTAACAGATGCCGGTATAGAAGATTGTAATATTATAGAATATACAAGTGTTATTCCTACACATGCTAAGCTAATTTCAAGAGAAGAGGGTATAAAAAGAATTAATTGGGGAGAAGCTATGGAATGTATTAAAGCTCAAGCAAATGGAGATAAAGGACAATTTATAAGCACAGCCGTACTTACAACCGATGTGTTTGATCATAACAATAAATATTTAGGTGGTTTTGCTCTTGAATACTCGGGTAGTGGAAGTAAAGAACAAGCTATTAATAGTCTTTCTGCATCATTGAAAGGATTAATAGAACGAAGAGGTTATGGATTAATTAATAATAAAGTAGAAATGTTTAAAGATAATATAACATCTAAAAATTATAGATTATATCCTGGTAAAATATTTATATATGATTCATTAAAAGTCAAAAAAGAACATGGAACTGTTTTTTGTGCATTGTGTTGGGTTTCGCACAAATATCCCCAATTATCTAATAAAACAAAAACTAAAAAACGAAGATCAAAAAAATAAAACATATTTTTGTGTAAACAAAAACAAAAATATAGATATAAAATATATATGAATGATTATTTATTTTATGTATTTGCTATTTTAGTATTTTTATATTTTTGTTATATGCAATTTGAATTTCAGCGTGGTTTATGGTTTCCATTTACTTATAAAGAAAATTTCACTCCTATACAAGTTAATAACATTTTACAAGAGCCAGGTTCTCAACCTATAGGAACTATGGATACTAATTATACAGCCATCACTCAATTGGTAACTGTTAGTAATGGATATTCGGAAAAGACAATTAATAACTTACAACCAGATAATCCTGAACCAAAAAGAGAGTATGATGATTTTTTTGGTGATTTTCCTGATTCTGAAAAAGAAGATTACCCATTACCTACTACTGAATTTGAATATCCAAACCATTACAATTTCCAAGTTAAATACCCATGCAGAAAAACGGCAACTGGTATGTTTACAGATTGTGGTGTATGGTCTGCTAATACTGGATGGACAGCTGACCCATATAAAGGATTAAGTTGTCCACTTACTAATACTAAAACTCCAAAATATTCCACTACTGTTTCTCGCTCCAGGGAAAATACCCATAAACATGAGAGAAAAGCTGGAATTAAATCAGTTGGAAATTCTATGTTAAGATAAATCCATTAGTTGTAATTAATATTCTAATAACGGATTAAATTTAAATATTAATTCCTGTTTTGATATGGATTTAGGTCCAACTGTATTGTTAAAATCATATGTAATTGTTGATAATTTATTAATATTATCAGTTATAGATTTTTTATTTGTAAATTTTATAAAATAATGTGATTGGATACTTTTTTCCTCAATTTTTTTATCTATTGTTCCCGCATTGACACCTACACGACGAAAAGAAATATCCGGATTTTCTGTTTTCCCAACAAATTTAAAATTTATTGGTGTTAATTTTTCATTTATAATTCGTTCAGATGTTTTTTTCTGCCATATTTGAAATATACACGGAACATTATGTTCTACATTATCTACTAAAAATGATTTGTCAGGTAAATCTATTTCAAAAATTAGATGATACTTCAATGGAAATGATTTTTTTAAACTATCTTTTTTGAAACTTTTAGGTAGGATAAATGAAACACTATCACAAAATTCACAAGATTTTTTTATGAATTTTATTGCTAATGATGATTGACGACCAAAAGGAGGATTCCCTATTATATGTATTTTATTATATGCTTTCTTTATGTTACTATAATCATATAATAAATAATCTTGTTTTATTATTTCTTTATTGTCTGGTTCTATATCATAAAATTTATAATTACTTGTTAATGCTTTAATACCTGTTATAAATGACCCATTTCCGGCACTTGGTTCTACAATCAAATCATCTGTATTTATTTCTATATATTTTTTAAACATGTGTAAACATGACTCAACTACAATATCTTTTGTATAATATTTATCAATAGTATCTCGATGTAAACCTTTTGTTTGTTTGATTTCCATATGTAATAAAGTGTGATTTGTACTATTTAAATAATTTTTTCTTTAAACCAATTCCTTTAATTAAAATTGAAGTGGATTTTCATAAATCAAGGTATTCTAAATTTAAAACTGCTTAGAAGATTTTTAAAAATGTCTTGCCACGATTACCAGAAATGGATTGATTCTATGTCTCCTATTTCACCAGAGATACAAGTTCATTATGAGACTTCTATGTGTCTCCAGGTTACCTCTTTTGGACCTGATAACGACAAAGCCGAAAGTTGCAATCATTATCTTTCGGAAAGTGTAAAACTCCCCAACCGGGAAAATCAGAAACATTTATGTGTTCTTCCTAAGGGACACTCCGGTAAGTGCAAACATAAATTTACACAAATTTTCAAAAAAAGTGACCAAGCAAAGAAACTGCTTTCCAGTATTGATTTGGCAATTTATTCTACTCCTGGAAATGACGACTATGTTCATCCCAACAGAGCTAGTAGATTACATGCCAATGTATTGAGTAGTGCAGAAGCCAAAAAAATTCGCGACAAAACAGTAAAGAAGAAGTGTGCTATTCCATTGAAAGACGCTACTTCTCCTCTATTATTAGCTCAAGCTGCATTAGATTGGCTTGTGATACTACTAGGTGTTCCTGGGGTTAAAGAAGAATTAGATGAAGATGCAGCTAGCGAACAATGGCAGACTTATTTACAAAGTCACAAGACTTTCTTGAAGAATTATTATGATTCATTTAGGCGAGTCATATTTGATGAAAATGGAAATACTGTTTGCTGTATTACTAGACACACACTTGTTTTGGAAGATGTAGCAGATATGGGGAGAGATGTGAGAGTTGATATCCGAGATACGGATTTACAAATGGGTCATAATATACCTAGAAGTGATAACTATATTACAATAAGAGGATGTAACCTATTACCTATGACAAGACGCGGAAACTTGATTATTGGAGAAAAAAAATTTACAGAAGACATATGGATAAATGAATTGAAATCAATAGTTAGTATTTATTAGATAGATTAAATTTTGTAATGTAATTAAATAAACTTTTTTAATTATTTACACTTTTTTTAATTCTTCTTCAATATAATTACAATAATTTTCTTCCTTTTCAATTAAAATACATTTTCTATTACTTTGTAAACATGCAAACCCCATGGAACCTGAGCCCGCAAAACAATCTAATACCATATCTCCTTCATCGGTAGTATGATTAATAATGTTTATTAATAAATCTATTGGTTTTGGAGTAATATGAGCAGGACATCTTTTTGCCATGTCATAATTCCAAACACTATGATGTGTTTTCATGTTATTAAATTTGGGAACAATATCTTCATATGTTAATTTGAGATGTTTTTCTATTGGTTTAATGGTTTCCCTAGTAGGCATATTTTTTCCTGTTTCCAGATTACTATACCATCCTGTTAATCCACCGGTTTTACTGACAATTTCTTTAGAGATGGTCATTTGCGATACTTTATGTGTTGTTCTTGCTTCTTTCAATTTATATGAATTATCAAAAGTGTAGAATAATATATATTCAGCCATCTTATTCCAATTATGCATATCATTTTTGACAACATAACCATCCATAAATCCTTTTTTTTTTGATTCTTCAAATCGTTTATTCCATACAATCATTTGTTTATATACAAACTTAGTTTGTTTTTTAATCGCAACCATCAATTCACTAATCGTTTCCATTTCATTATGAAACATAAAGAAACTCCCATTATCTTTTAATTTTGTTTCTAATATTTTAATTATATTTAATAACCACTCTACATAATTATCAATATTATCCCAGGTATCCTTTCCAATATTGTAAGGCGGATCAATACATATTAATTGAATAGATTTATCAGGAATATCTTTCAAAGCATCTACACAATCGCCTTGAAATAATTTAATATTTTCACTATTATACTTACAAGTAACATTCATTTGATTATGATTTATATTTATTTCATTATTAATATTCAATTTTTTTGTCATTTATAAATTAAATGATAATCTTTAATTAATTTACATATAAATTAAAGATTATTATACTTATCGTGCATACATTAATCCAGCATTTCCACCAACAAAAGTTACTATATTATATCTTTCTTCATGAATAGTTAAATCATAATTATAATTATAAATTCTCCACGAAGGTTTATTTACCCCCACAATAGTACCAGATGGGTCACAAATAGTATAAAAACTAGCAGAAGGATCTAAAGGAGGTACATAAGTAGAAAATTCAAATTGAATATCTCTGAACCGACTTAAATTCATGGCGCCGGATGGTTGAAAATCAAATGGATCAGTATGTAAAGCAAAATTATAACAATATAAACCATCTGGAGCATTACCAGAAGTTCTTACATATTTTTCAACATAATTATATATACCCGAATCCATTTGATTTTCACGATATTTCCCATCTAATAAAATACCCATATTTTGTAAAATTAGTTTTTGGTTTTCAACATTATAGTCTCCCGTTATAAATATACCATTATGATATCCTGTTGTTGGATCATAATTAGGACCAATATTGGTTAATCCACATACATTCCAACTACCCGATACATCTGCTAATGTAATTGGTTGAGGGATAACATTATTATAGGCCCAATTAGTATAATTGCTCCATTCATTTCTTAAATTTATATCACTTCTTCTAAAATAAAACATCCAAGAAGCAACCATCCCCATTGTACTATCTAATTTAACTTTTTGATTTCCTGTTACATTAAAATATTTCCATTCATAAATAGATTTAAATAAATATTTTTGTTCTCTACTCGCAAATACTTTTGATTCTTCTTCACTTAAAAATGCATATGTACTTATTAAATGAATATCTGCATTCCAACTTGTTCTTTGGTCTGTATAATTCAAAGAAATATCAGGAGGAGGTTGTAAAAATCTATAAAATTGTTGAGCAGCAATATTAAAATTGGGTTGAATATAAGGATAATTATTTGCTGCATCTGTAACATCACGAATTTGAATTAATTCTTGCACTGGTCTTATTGTAATATTAATTTCTAATTCATTATATTGTAATGCTACCAATGGAAAGGCCATTTTGGAGGCTAATGTAAACCAAAAATTTATCGGTATATATAGTCTTCTTGCTCGTATAGATGGTTCAGGTCCAACTGGATTAGTAGTATAATATGCATTTGGATAAGCATTAATATTTCCATTCGCATTTCCAGGATCATTTAATTCTGGTGTATTACCAGTCATATTATTATATAAATCTTTCTTTACATTATTGAAATCTCTTTCAACTAATGATAATAAATATTCACCAGAAAATCTATTTAAAGTGCTCCCACCCACATTAATTTCTACTTCTTGTATCATTTGTGTTCCCAAATTTTCAATCCATTTAAATTCATAAGGCACCCAATTTCCACTACAATCATATGGAGGATAAATAGGACTCCAAATTGTTGGTAATTGGACTACTAAATATGTATCCATCAATAATTCCGCATACCTTTTTACCCTAAAAGTAAATTTCGAAGATTCACTCATTCTTAAATTTCGTAAGCCATCAAAATCAATTCTAAATTTTTGTAAACCAAAATTAGTATATTTTTTATAAATTGTTTTGAAAAAAGTTTTTGAAGGATTGCCATTTAAATATACATTTTGATTTCCAAAAGCAACAATATTTAATAATCCACCTGGCATATTATATATTTAGAATACAATATTATTTAGCTTTTAACTGTTTATAAATATTATTTATTATTTATTATTTATATTAATTTAATATTCTATTATCATTATTTATTACATTCCTGTGATGATAAATAAAGATATTTAATAGTTGTTTCAAATATAATATATGGTTTAGTGGAATCTAAAAACGCTATCTATCTTTTATTAATTATTTTTTCATATAATATTATAAGATAATGAATCAAATTCAACAAATGAAAAAAATGTTTTCTCCAGCCAATATTGAAAATAATACTGCAACCATCGTTAAATATGGTGCCTATTTTTTATTAGCTATTATGATTATAGGAATTAGTTTATATATTTCCTATAAAATGAAATTAAAAAATGGAAATTGTAATAATATAAAAAAAATATATACTTCCTTTCCTACTATATCTTCATTTAATCCAAATGATAATACTTATAATTATTTATTAAGAGATTATTATATTAAAACTGCATATAATGCTTGTTCAGGGGGACAATTTAAAAATGATTGGGTTGATACATGTGCCCTTAAAACATGTATTCAACAAGGCGCTAGAGTTTTAGATTTTGAAATTTATTCTATTAATGATAAACCTGTTATAGCTACATCTTCTGTTAATAATTTTAATGTCAAAGAAACTTATAATTCAATAGCTTTATCGGAGGCTTTACAAATAATTAATAATAATGCTTTTAGTGGTGGTTCTTGTCCGAATCCAAATGACCCATTGATTCTTCATTTCCGAATTATGAGTAATAACGAAAACATGTATAATCAAATGGCAGATGATATTTATAAAAATATAGAAGACAAATTACTAGACAAAATTTATAGTAATGAATATTATGGATATAATTTAGGAGCTGTTCCATTAAAAGAATTTGTAGGCAAAATTATTATTTCAGTGGATAAATCTAACCCTCTTTTTGAATCAACTAAATTAAAAGAATATGTTAATATTGCCTCTAATTCTGTTTTCTTAAGATGTTCTAGATTTTATGATATTAAATTTACTCCTGATTCATCTGAGCTTATTGAATATAACAAAAAAAATATGACATTATGTATTCCAGATCTAGGTCCTAATGATACCAATATATCTGCCGCTACTGCTATGAAATATGGTTGCCAATGGATTGGAATGAATTTCCAAAATTTTGATGATAATATGGAATATTATGATTTATTTTTTGACAAAACTGGTAGTGCCTTTGTATTAAAACCTGAACCTCTTAGATTTGTTCCTATTACTATACCCAAACCTACTCCACAAGCTCCGGAAAATTCTTATACTACACGAACCGTTTCTACTGATTATTATAGTTTTAGCGTTTAATTTCTATTTATATTAATTTTCTTATATTATTATATAAATGTCCACTTGTAAAACACAAACATTAGAAGAAAAAGAAATTGCAATATTACGAGATGCTGTTGATATAGCTGAGAAAAAAAAAGGTAAACAAATTACTAGTAATCCCGATGTCAAACGAATTATTCAAATATTAGAAGATTTCTTAAAGAAAAAAAAATTAGTTTGTTATGGTGGTACCGCTATTAATAATATTCTCCCATTAGAAGACCAATTTTATGATAAAAATATTGAAATTCCTGATTATGATTTTTATAGTTCAAATGCATTAGAAGATTCAAAAGAATTGGCAGATATTTACTTTAAAGAAGGATTTAATGAAGTTGAAGCTAAATCGGGTGTTCATCATGGAACTTATAAAGTTTATGTTAACTTCTTACCTGTTGCCGATATTACTTTTTTAGAAAAATCCTTATTCAAACGAATACAATCTGAAGCAATTAAAGTATATGGTATTTTGTATTGTCCTCCTAATTTTTTAAGAATGAACATGTATTTAGAATTATCCAGACCAGCTGGAGATATTTCTAGATGGGAAAAAGTTTTAAAGCGACTTATCTTATTAAATAAAAATTATCCTCTTAAAGGTAAACATTGTGATCCTAAGTTATTTCTAAGACATTTTGAAAAACAAATAGATTCAAATAAAGAATCACAATTATATTATGCCGTAAGAGACGCTTTTATTGATCAAGGTGTTGTTTTTTTTGGAGGGTATGCTAGTTTCCTTTATTCATCTTATATGTCTGGTAAACTTAGAAAACTTTTTCATAAAACACCTGATTTTGATGTATTGTCTGAAGAACCTGAACAATCTGCTGTTATATTGAAAGAACGATTACAAGATTTTAATTATCAAGGTATTCAAATTATAAAACATAAAGGTATCGGTGAGCTTATTGCCCCTCATTTTGAAGTTAAGGTCAAAATTGGTAAAATTGAAGAAACTGTTGCTTTTATTTATAAACCATTAGCTTGTCATAGTTACAATATTATTAAAAAAGGTAATAAAAGTATTAGAGTTGCCACTATTGATACTATGTTAAGTTTTTATTTTGCCTTCTTTTATAGTGATAGAGACTATTATGATGAAAATCGTATATTATGTATGGCTCAATATTTATTTGATGTTCAACAAAAAAATAGACTAGAACAAAAAGGTCTATTGAGAAGATTTAGTATTAACTGTTATGGCGAACAACAATCATTAGAAGAAATGAGAGAAGAAAAAGCACAAAAATACAAAGAATTGAAAAATCAAAGAAATTCCAAAGAATTCCAATCCTGGTTCTTGCGTTATGTTCCTTTCGAAAAAGAAATGGAAAAGGAAGATGAAAAATTAATATCCGAAAACAAAAAACTCAAAAAACAAACAAAAAAATATAAACCAAAGAGAGAAAATAAGAAAAAAAGGAAATCAAGAAAAAATATTATTGAACTTTTTAATGTCATTTAATTTTTTACATAATATTATTCATATTATAAAAAATATTATAAACAGTATTTTTTATAATTTTTAATGAACTATACACTAGTTACAGGCGGTTTAGGATTTATCGGTAGTCATACTGTTGTTCAATTAATTGAACATAATTATAATGTAATTATAGTTGATAATTTATCAAATTCAAATATTAATGTTTTGAAAAATATTAAAAAAATATGTAATTGTAATGATACCAAACTTATTTTTTTTCAATTTGATACAACTAAGTTAGATAATTTAGAACTCATATTTTCTACTTATAATATTTATAATATTATCCATTTTGCTTCATTTAAATCTGTATCACAATCTATTTCTTCACCTCTAATCTATTACCATAATAATATTGTTTCAACATTAAATTTATTAGAATTATGTTCTAAATACAAAGTTAAACATTTTATTTTTTCATCATCAGCTACAGTTTACGGCTCACAATCATCTCCTTTATATGAAAATACTACTATTGGTACTAATATAACAAATCCATATGGTCAAACTAAATACATGATTGAACAAATTTTAAAGGATATGCATCAATCAAACATATATACCAATATAATTATTTTAAGATATTTTAATCCTGTTGGAGCTCATTATTCTGGATTAATTGGTGAAACTCCTAATGGTATACCTAATAACTTAATGCCTTATATTTTAAATGTAGCTATTAAAAATAATATTAAAACAGATTTAAATGAAATATATTCAAAATTAAAAATATATGGTAATAATTACAACACTAAAGATGGCACATGTATCAGAGATTTTATTCACATTGAAGATTTAGCTAGTGCCCATTTGAAGTCTATTGAATATTTAGATAACAATCCGGATATTACATTTGACATTTTTAATATTGGAACCGGTAAAGGCACCACTGTTTTAGAAATGGTAAATACATTTATTAAAGTTAATAATGTAATAATTCCATATGAAATTAATGAAAATCGTCCTGGTGATATAGGAATCGTATATTGTGATACAACAAAAAGCAATAACATATTAAAATGGAAGGCAACAAAAAATTTAGAAGATATATGTAGAGACTCTTATAAATATATTTTATGTAATTTAGATGTTTTAAAATTGATTTAAATAATAGCATTCTTATTATTGTAATATTAATCATATGGATTATTCATCCTATACCAAAAGTCAACTTTTAAATTATTGTCACGAAGCTGGTCTAACCAATTATAAATCTAAAAATAAAAATGAATTGATTGAATTATTAAATAAACCAATTAATGATACTCCTACTCAACCAAATAACCATATAACTATTTTACATGCTGATTGTATGCCTGAACTTCTAAAATTAGAAGATAATAGTATTGACTGTGTTATTACTGATCCACCTTACTTTATTGATAAACTTGATAATCATTGGTCCTCTCAACAAATCAAACATGATGTAAAAAATAGTCATATTAAACATTTACCTAAAGGTATGAAATTTGATAAATCACAAGTAAAAAATTTATATGACTTTTACCTAGAATTGTCAAAATTGCTATTTAAAAAAATGAAACCAGGTGCTTATTTCTTGTCATTTTCCTCTCCTAGATTGTATCATGCTATTGCTATGAGTTGTGAATTAGCTGGTTTTGAAATTAGAGATATGATTAATTGGACTTATACTCAAAGTATGCCCAAAGGTATGTCTGTATCACATATTATTGATAAAATGAAAATTAGTGAAGAAGAAAAATCAAAAATAAAAGAAGAATATAAAGATTTTAAAACGCCACAAATTAAATCTTGTTTTGAACCTATTTGTGTAGCTATGAAACCTATAGAAAAATTAACATTTATACAAAATGAACTTAACTTTAAAACTGGACTATTAGACTTTTCTCAAAAAGTAGGAATCAATCATGACAAAGTTCCTGCAAATTTAATAACCACGGAAGAATTTCATGATACATATGATAAAAATTTCTTAGTTTCTAAACCGACTAAAATTGAAAAGGGAGAAACTAATTCTCATATTACTGTTAAACCATTGTCTTTGATGGAACATTTGATTCAATTATTTAGTAAAAAAGGCTCTTTAATTGTTGATCCATTTTTAGGTAGTGGAACTACTGCCTTAGCATGTAAAAATACTGAAAGAAAATTTATTGGTTTTGAAATTAATAGTGAATATTACCAAATAGCTTTAGATAGATGTAAATAATTTATCAAATATTTCTTTATAATTTTTTATTTGTTCAACTGTGAATTCTATTTCTTTTTTTTCAATCATAATTTCTAATTTATTTGGCATTGGAAATTTTGTTAATGTATCTATAAATATATAATTATCTCTATATTTCCCTTGTATAGGAGGTTGTAATACTAAATTTTCACTTGAATTGTCTATTGAACCTGGATTTTTATGACCTAACTGCCAATACTCATTACCGACATCAATATAATCAGCTTTAATGGTGGATTTTATTTTGTTAATTTCTATATTTTTTTCTTCTTCTGTTCCATCAAATTTGAAATTCTTACGCATCTTATGTTTATTAGATAATGTATAAGGATAAACTATGTATAATTTTCCCCTTTCATTTCCACTATTCGTTTGAATTCCCCATTGGTTATGTTTATTAAATAATTGAATACTATCTTTTGTTTCTATTTGGAATTTTTCTACAAATTTATCACATGTTTTTCTATCCCAATAATTATATTTGTAAGTTAACATTACTGACAATGCCTTGCCATTACCTGTTGTAATATTAGGTGGTTTTAGTTCATTATCTTTACAAAATTGCGTAAATTCTTCTGGATACTCCGCCGGCAACTCAGAAATATTATCAATTTCTACTAATGTCAGTTTATCTGAATAAATAGAGCTCATTTTAGAAATACTTATTAATATTTTTTAGTTAATAAATTCAATTTTATTTATTTTGAATTTAATTAAATCTCTCTATTTTCTCTCTTTTAACAACTTTCACAAAAGCTAGAATAGAATAGTAAAAATAGAAATGAAATCAAATAAAACATATCTTATATAACTCTTTGAAACTAGTTATATAGAGAGAAAATAGAGAGATTTAATTAAATTCGATTTTAATAATTTCTAATTATAAAATATATGAACTATAAATTATTTCTTATATTTTTATTATTAATTGGTATTGTATTATTTAATGCTTCTAGACACTCATCCAAAGAAGGATTTGAATCTTATACTAATTGCATTGAACAGGGTTATCCTATGGATTTTTGCATTGAAACACCTATAGAATCTAAAATTGATTATGGGTATTGTTCGTGTGCTGATGGATATTTTGGATCTTGGCATATGGGTGAAGGAAAATGCTATTGTTATATGTTTAATGGATTACTTCCACATAAAATAACTAGACCGTTTCAATCATCACCTTTTTAATTGAAATTATATTTTTGTTGTTCTATTTGTTCTTGTGTAATAAAATATAACAATACCATTTTTATTATGATTATTCCTGTTATAATTCCTAACTGTTTATAAGTTTTTATATAAAATAACTTCATTATTTCTACAAATACAATTCCAGATAAACATAAAGATATGGTATTATTGATTAAATATTTTATTTTTTCATATTTATTTGTTTCATTTTTAAATGCAATAAATACTATTGATATGATAGTATAAAATATAGTTAATATGACTAATATATAAATAAATATTTCAACAATGTCAACACCTATATGTAAATAACTATTAAATATTCCTAATAATTCTTTATCTCGGATAGATTTCATATATATATATAAAATATTAAATAGTGAGATAAATTAAAATATCTCTCCATATATTTTTAAAAATTGTAATAATTTTCACAAATATTTTCTCTTTTTTCCAAGAATCAGGAAACAATGTTTCTATTTGTAATCCTAGACTTAATATATAAACTATCATTGTATATATAATTTCTCTCAATCTAAATAATAATATATCTTTAATACCCCACTCATTTACATAGCTACACATGTTAGTAGGTTTATTTTCGGAAAAAAAGTTATGAATATCTATCAAACCATTAAATAAACGAGAATATATATTTTTTTCCTTTTTAATGTAAATCATATTAATTAACTTATCGAAGGATTGTAAATTTAAAAATAATATTTTTTTATTTTCTCTCTTATTTTGTTTAAATATATAAGGAAATGCCCCATCAATACATCCTTCATTATCAGTCATTTCTCTGTCAAATAAATAAGGAACATGCATAGACTTTAAAATAGTGTTTTTTAGGTCTTCAGAATTTTTGTATTTTTTTTTAATTATTTGTTTATTTTTTTTAGTATCAAAATAAGTCACATATAATTTTCCATTTATTTTAGATAAATCTTCATCTGTTAGATTATGTTTTATTAATTTAATTAATTTTTTTTTAAACTTATATAAATCTTGACTTTTTCTTAGTATTTTATAACCTTGTATTGCTATATTTACTGTTAAATCTAATTTATCTAATAAATATAATAATCCTAGTATTGATCCTATACTAGTTCCTGATATTCTATTTATTTTTATTTTCTCTCTTCGTTCTATTTCTTTTAGATAAAATAATGCTCCCATCATATATATTCCATTAAACGCTCCTCCATCTAATACTAAATCTATTTCTTTGGGTATATTATCATTATCTATATTATCTATTAAACAATTCACATAAGTATTTAAAGTCATTATAATACAGAAAGATTACAATTCTTATATCTTTACTTATTTTAATGGATAGACCTTCTTGGACTGAATATTTTAAACAACTAGTCTTAATTACTGCTTCACGATCTCCGTGTGAAAGATTAAAAGTAGGATGTGTTTTAGTAAAAGAAAATAGAATTATTTCTCAAGGATATAATGGATTTTTACCAGGTGCTCCACATGAATCCAAAGTAATTGATAATCACGAACAAGCTACTATTCATGCCGAGCAAAATGCTATTACTGATTGTGCCAAACGAGGAGTCAGTAGTGCTGATTGTGATGCCTATATTACACATTATCCTTGTGTAAATTGTATGAAAATATTATGTGCTTCAGGAATAAAAAATATTTATTATATTAATGATTACAACAACAATCCATTAGTTGATTATTTTAAATCCATATCAAAAATACAGAATTTATCTAAAATTTAGTATTACCTATATGCAAACAAACACATTGGTAATGTATAAAAAATACATTATATACATTTTTTTACAAAAATATTAGGTATTTCTTCGTCTCTCTTCGATAACAAGAGAGACAAATAAGAATACAGCTACGATTCCCGCAATTATAATTACTACCATTTTACTATTTGATTTTTTTGTTATACCTATGAAACAAAAACTAGTTCAACTTTTTAAATTTATTAAACTTTTTCAAATTTTAATTTGATATTTTAACTGCTTTCAGGAGCAACAGGTAGATGATTTGTATGAGCATTATATTCTAATTCCCATTCATCCATATGGTCCAAATAATATTGACAATTTCTCATTGTTCCAGCATAAGAAGAACCCGAATGACCGTCATATTTGATATTCTTATTAATCTTATTCATATTATCATGACTACAAAACATAAACCCTGTATATGAATCATCAAAATTTTTAACCCATTCCTCGCATTCTGCTAAACGAATAGCATTCATACCATCTAAAACCATATTAAAAGTGTGAGTAGATAACTTAGGAAATTCTGCCATTATAATTATACTTAAAATAAAAGTATAATTATAACTTCAATTTTTTACAAATTAAATAGATTGAAAATGGATTAGAGATTTAGAAATAACATAATAACATATACCAAAGAATAAACTAGTTAAAATAAAACCGGTCAAATTAGGATTTCCATCTTTATTATGTAAGGAAGGAAATATAGATAAAAATTTACTTCTTACAACAGGTAATTGAAATATAAAAAATAACAAACCAATAATAATAGGAATTTGAAATTCATCATAAAGAATTTCTAATGAATCTTTGGAATTTTGGTTTTTCATTCTTCTTGCTAAAATTTCTTGTTCGGTGTCTGTATTTTGAATATAATCGGATTGTTCTTTATCAGGAACAAAATTAGGTTGAATTTGTTCATCAGCAAAATGAACCGTATTTTGAGGGATATCTCTAGATGGTAAATTGGTGGCGCCACTTGCACTTGCATGTTGAATTCCAGTAACAAATTCGTTCATCATCTTTTGTTCATCAATTTTATTCATTTGTGTATGTGAAGCTTCGACATGAGGAGTATATTGAGTAGGTTTTTCAGTTGTGTGTAAAACAACATTATCAGATTTTCCACCAACCAAAGGATCAGTGGGAAGATCGTCTAAACTAGTAGTATCAGCCATATCTAATATAAAGATAAGATTGATAGAAAATTAAATTTACGCAAAATCAACATATTTTTTTTTATTATCACATATAATTGAATCCATTTCATATTTAAAGCATTTATTTCCATATTTATATTTTTTATTTTTAATATCTTCTAAATTAGGGGCTTTAAAAGAAATACAATTTCTTTCTTCACATGTTTTTCTAAATAATGTTGCTAATCCTAAACCTAAAAGGATAGAAATTATTATTTTACCTGTTTCTGTGTTAAAAAATCGTTTTAATTCCATGTATATATATTATCTAGATTTGAATTGGAATTTCTTCCACATCATTCGCACATTTTACAATTTTTTGATTTAATTGAAAACAGTTACTAATGTTATCTCTAAATTGAAATAAATGTTTATTATCATCTGTAGGATAAACTATTACAATTTTATTATCTGGTGCTGTCCAATATATTAATAGAATTCCAATAAAGAGAGAAATTATAAAAACAGGTACGTTAATAAATGTATTATTCATATTAATATATAATTTTATAATATTAATTTTTACATTAATCTCCAATATTACCCTTATCATCACTGTCATAAATTAGTTCCATGTCATCTTCTTTAGGAGGAGAGGTGGATGGAGTATGTGGGCCTTGTAGTGTTGCCCTTTCAAGTTGAATTTGAGGTGGTGTTTTTGATGGGGTTGAATCTTCATCATCTAGAGGAGGAGGAGGTGGTGGTGTTTTTGATGGGGTTGAATCTTCATCATCTAGAGGAGGAGGAGGTGGTGTTTTTGATGAGGTTGAATCTTCATCACCTAGAGGAGGTGGTGGGGGAGTAACATCAACAGCATATATATTTCCATTTTGAGGGTCAATAGCAAATAATTCAGGATGATTAGGTCTAGTATAAAGCATTTCAAATTTATATCCTTTATTATGAGCCATAACAGGGGAAATTTCTTCTAGAGTTTCTAATAATGTTTTATTAGCTTCGAAGTCCATTTTATCGGCAATTATTTTATCTCCAAACATTAATTTATTTCCTTTTAATTTGAATGTAGGGGTTAAGTCTTTTTGAGGTTGTTCTGGTTGTTGTGGTTCTTGTAATTTACTAAAATCGAGTTGTGTTTCAGTAGTGGAAATAGGAATATCTTTAGTTTGTTCTCCAAATATGAAAGAGTCGATACTAGGATATTCAAAAGGAATTAATAAATCTTGTAATGTAAATTTTTTTTTAAATAGATGATAAATAGTTTCTTTATTGGAGGTAGTAATTGGTTCAATAGAATAATATTTATATTTTAGATTTTTTAATGAATGAATTATAGGAATTAAATCAGAATAAATTTGTAAAATATCTTTAATAAATTGAATTTCTCCAGTTTCATTAAATTGTTTCATGGTTTCTTTAATTAAATTGATTTTGTCATAAATAATAATCATTTTTGAGTCAATTAAATGTTTATTGGTAATATTTTCAGTTATATCAATGAAAGAAGTTTTATATTCCAACAATGCTTCTAAATCTTCATTTAACTCATTTTTAATAGTATTAAATAAAGTAATGATTTCATTTTCAGTTTTAAAATTGAAAAGTAAATCTAATTTACTTTTAATAATTTTAATTTTATTATCATCAATTCCTTCTTGATAAATATCAATTAAATCTGGTAAGCTTTCAAAGAGGCCTCTATTAATTTTAATATTTAATTTACATGGGTTAGATTTATTGCCGCATATAGCATAAAGGAAATTATCTTTTGATTGGAAAATAGTGCCGACAGGTCTTTTACAAGAGATACAATTTCGTTTAATTTTTAAAATAGCATTTTTTTTTTGCTTAATATTTAAGGAGGAATCTTTTAAGATAGAATTTTTTTTATCTTTATATGTAGATTCATAAATATGTTTAAGATGATAATATTCATTTAGTTTTTCCAAAAATTCAGGTGTTTGAGAGTCATGAATTATTTTAGGAGGTGATGTTTGAGATATGGAAGACGCATAATCAGGACTTAAATTAGGAGAGATAGGGTTATATTGAGGACTTAATGATTGTTCTTGAGATGCCATATAAATTAACGGTATATTTTTCTATTATAAAAATGAACTTCGGGATTATTTTGCCAAGTAGGAAGATCAGTCATCATATTACTAACTTGGTTATTGCGATAATCTTGCATAAATCGTAATTTGTTTAATACATATTCTTTTTGTTGTCTTTTTTTTTCTTCTTGAAGTTTTGTATTATTTTTAATTTTGTATTTATAATAAAGAACAATACTAACAACAAGAACAAAAGCAATAAATAATCCTAAATTATAAAGAAAATTATAATGTTTAGTTTTAAACTGATGGCATTGTTCTAAAGACGCATTAATAAAATATTTCATTCCTGGTTCAATTAATCGTGGTTTAATAAATTTGAGGGAATCCATTAAAATAAGTATTTATAATTTCAAAATATATTATACATAATTAATATAATGGCAACAGCAAATCCAACTTCTTCAATAGTATTTTTTTTATTATTAACTTTAGCTTATTCCATATTTAAATATTATACTAAATCACCAAAAACAATACAACTTTGGTCAATTATATATTTTTTAATATTGCTAGTAGTCCAATTTTTTATAAATGTTGGATTAACAAGCGATATATGTGGATTTGAACAATATGGAATGGCATTACAACAAACAATAATTCCGTGGGTATTTATATTTGGTTCATTAAATATATTTTTATTTGTTTTTCCTAGTAGTTTAAATCCATTTTCAAATACGGTAGGATATTTATTTGCATCATTAACAGGTGTGAATTCATTTTTAAAAAGTATATTAAAGGATAGGAATACATTAAATTTAGGACCAAAGCAAGCTGACATGATAACAGCAATAAATAATGTATATGATGATAAATCGTTATTAATAAATTCGATAACATCCACAAATGCGTCAGTATGGTGGGATAGTATGAAAGATGGAGGATTATTAAAACCAGATGTAGGTGCTGAACAATTTGTACAATTAGAGCAATATATAAAAATGAAAACAATAATTTCTGAATTTATATGGTTTGCATTTACAGGAACATTAGTAACATCAATAAGTTATAATTTAATAGTAAATAGTGGTTGTACACAATCAGCAGAAGAGATGGAAAAGAGACATAATGAATATATAGAAAATGAAAAGAAGATACAGCAAGCGCAAAATCAGAAAGAACAAATGGTTTACAAATCATATGAGTAAACAATTTATCTAAATTTAGGCAAAGTAATATAATAAAGAATGAATAAGTAAGAAAGGATTCCTAAAATAATACTTAAAAGCCAAATAGGTAAAATAGTTTTTTTTCTTTGTCCGAGGCCAAAAGTTCTTAAAGTGCCATCATTATTGTATAAAAATCCTGGTTGTAAATAATTTAGAATAATAAAACTAATAAGAAATATAATTATAGAAAAAGTGTTAATATATTTTCTGATAAATGCGTTATTCATTATATATATAGTATGAATAATTTTTCATACATAATTTATTTTATTTATTTTATTTATATAATTTATAATGAATCGAGGTGACTCATTTTTTCAAACTCCATTTGCCCCTTTAGGAAGAGTTTATTGTGACTATTTCTTTTGGTTATCTGTAATTAATTTTATTATATTGTTATATATTCTTTTCAGTTTTGTATTTGCTTTATTCTTTGATAAGAAGAAGGAAGGAATATTCCAAATTTTCTTAATTTCATTACCTACATTCCTCGGTTATTTTACCAATAGATTAATGTATTCTATGTGTGTAGGTTCAACACAAATGTAAATTATTTATATACATCTTTAATTTGACTAGTTAAATATGTATTTTTACTAATAGCACGAATAATTTTATTACATTCTTTTTCATCATTTTCAATATCAGTCATGGAGTTAAAAACTAGACTAGTTAATTTAGTTTGTAAGTTTTCGTCGGTAACCCAATCTTTGTTGGCTTGTTGCCATTTATTAATCATAGTGCGTTGTTTTAAGGCGATGGTTCTAATAGAAAGAAGAATTTTATTAAATTCTGTATCTTTTTCCCAGACATCATTATCTTTAACATACATAGTTTTTCTAGAAGGGTCAGTGCAATGAATTGGTCTTTCTAAAATATCCATATTATTCAATCCATCAGTGATCATAGTAGTAATAGTTTTTGTTAATCCATTTTCAATTGTATGGTCATAAGTTTCATGAGTTATAGGTAACGAATCAATAAAATCAGTTAAATTCATAGCATTTTTGCATTTCTCATTTAGAAACATGTTGATATTAAATTGATTATTGTTAGTAGTATTATTAGTAATTGTATTATGACTATTCGTATTGTTCCCTTGAATATGGGGTATCAAATCTACAAAGTTTTTTTGAATTTCTTTGTTTTCTTTTATAAGTAATACTACCAATTCTTTTAAATTGCCTACATCTGATTCGTTTTGAGGTGGTTTTGTAATCAATTGCGAACTTGATTCTTCAAGCACTCCCATTCCACAAGTTTTTTGGTGCTTATGTAAACCTTGTCTATATACATATTTTTTGCCACAATTGCATTGAAATAGCTCAGGGGATTTTTGGGGATTTTTGGGGATTTTTGGGGATAAAATCCCCTTACTGAATGTTGGTAACAAGGGTCCTTCATCGACCTCATTTATTATTGAAAATGCAGCGGGGATTTTTTGTCCTCCGTTTGTCATCCATTTGTCATCCTGGAGGTGTTTTCTAGTGCGGACATGTCTAATGAAGTCTTTTTTATTGTTTGAGCCATGGAGGCATTTTTCACAGAAAAATTTGAAGCAATTTTGTTGTAATCCATTGTCATCCATTTTGTCATCCATATGTAATAAATGTAGATTATCTCTAAATACTTTCCTATGAAAATATAAAAATTTGCAATAACAAAAATAAAATTATTTTTTTTGAATTGTGAGCATTATGGTCACAATCACTTTTTTTTCAACTTTTTCAAATCTATTTTCCAAAAATCAAAAATCAACATAAAAACCTTGTGTTAAATTTTGAAATTCCAAATGACTTTTGAAAAAATGTGAAAATGTAAAATACCTACATGTATCGTTTACAGTGCCTTTTTTTCAGTGGATTTTCTTCACTACATCATGTAGACAAACCACTACATCATGAAACAAGAAATATTTTATTTTTGGTTAAAAAAGCTCGCTTGGTATCAAGGGAGGTGAGAGAAAACATCCTCTAGATTCCTGAGTCCAAAAATCAGGATTTTATTTTTCCTTTTTCGGGGATAAATTATGACAATATAACCATAGAACCTTTTTTTCAGTAAAATTAATATATTTTAACCAACTTAAAGAAAATTAATATATTTTAACTAACTTAAAGAAAAATAATATATTTTAACCAACTTAAAGAAAAATAATATATTTTAACCAACTTAAAGAAAAATAATATATTTTAACCAACTTAAAGAAAAATAATATATTTTAACCAATTTAAAGAAAAATAATATATTTTAACCAACTTAAAGAAAATTAATATATTTTAACCAACTTAAAGAAAATTAATATATTTTAACACATTTTCTCATTAAACTGGTTCAATATTATACATAAACCATACCAAATACACATTCATTTGTATTCGGACAATTTGTTCTAAATAATTTATCTAACCAATATTCACCAAAATTATATTGTGGATATTTATGATGTAGTATATGATGATTACCAATAAGCCATATAAATCGGTTATCGTGTCTTAACATTCCTCTTACATTTATTATTATTAATGAATACAAAAATAAATAGAGATTGAAATTTATAAAAAATAAAGGAAATAAAATACCCATTCCTTGAAAAGGTCCTTCCATAAAATGTCCTACATAAGTATCTTTGAAATTAATAATATTATAATCAATACTATGGTGTTGTTTATGAATTATTTTATAAATTTTTTTATTATGTAAAATAATATGAGATAAATAAAACCAAATATCATAAGAAACTACAAAAAACATTATATAAATCATTAAATAATACTAATTTTTTATATTTATTATTTTTTGTTTTATTATTTTGTGCGTTTTGATTGAAAAAAGGTGTAAAACGCCGATTTTATAATAAAATCAAAAAATATAAATGTAAACACATTAGAAAATAATAAATTTAATAATTTATATGATAATAATTATCATCATATAAAAATAAAACAATACATATTTATAATTAAATGTCTTGCTTTGACGTGACAACATGTCCAAATGCCCAAATATTCGAACGTATTAATTGTAATTTCACAATAAGATATATACAATATATATGTGATCCATTGAATACATGCAAACGAAATGATAATTTATATGATTGCTGCGTGTCTAATATTTCTGATTGTATTATACGACAATTTGATTTTCAGTCATTACCTACTATAAAACCCACTATATCACCAAACGGTGAAAGTGAGTGTGAAAATACATGTAATCTTGCTCCTAGAATAAATCAATGTTATTGGTTTGAAAGTCAAAATCTAGATATATCTTGTATTAATAAACACGGTAATTATTGTTGTTCTCATGAGCGTAATGAATGTTGTTTAGTTCATATTATATATACATACATTATATTTGGTTCAGTAACATCTCTTATATTACTTTGTATATTTTATAAGTATTTTGTATATAGTTATACTCGAGTGGTTCCTGAAAAATCTACAGAATTATATTATTCACATCTATGAATAGTAAATCTTTTACATAATTAAGTCATTTTCGAAAAAAATTGATTAACAATTATAAAATATTCGATTGTAAACAAATAACATAAGTAGATAACAATGGCAGGTGAATTTATAGCTATTATAGGTTTTGTAGTGTTTATAGTGGGTGCATTATGTTGGGCGATGGGCGATAATTCAACCAGAGTAACACCAAGAAGAAGAAAGTAATAATAACTACAATCTAAACAATTGTAGTCATTCAATAAAAATATTATATTAGATTATTTATTTTACTTAGACATACGCTATCGGCGTCTAGATGATATAATTGTAAAACGCTATATGAAACGATATAAAATGATTGTTATATCATAAAATAATTATATGATACAATTTTTATCAAAATTGATAGGTGTGCATGACCTTGTTGTTCAGTTGGTACTTTTACCATTTACATATTGTCCCCAGTCAAAAGAACTCATGACAGATGTAAGAAGTTATGTTATAGATTATCGTAAAGTAGATGGTGTATATTCATCATTACACTTTAATAGTAGTATACTCATGGCTGACCTAATAGGTTTTTGTTTTTATCGCAGGCATTTTTACACGGATGATGATGTGACAATACATCAAAGACAATTACTTTACCAAATACCACAAATAAAAAGACAAATACGAACTGGATTTTTCACAAAAATGGGGGAAGATACATGCAGCCGTATTTCACGCACAATTTGGGGGATATTAACACGCGAACAACGAACACGGTTTATTAATGTATATATTTTACAAAACAATGTCACTCCTGATGAAAATGTTAATGATAATTATACATTTACGATGACAAATATGCGTTCTTTGAAATAAAAATACAATATATTTCCGCAATCGAATTAGCACATTAGCTAACTATTTCGCCAAATATATATATAATATTTTAACCAACTTAAAGAAAAATATTATACTTATTCCTCATAATCATCAAATTGCAATGCATATCCATCATCTATATTCTCTTCATATTCATCATCTTCAGGCAAATCTGCTAACGAATCTACTTCTCGATTGATCCTATTTTCAACTATCTGATTCTCTTCCTCTTCTAATCTTGCTATCTCCCTATCTGCTGTTATTGCTTGTCCCAATAACTCTCTCTCTTCTAACTGTTTCTCCAGTATTTCATCTGCCTCTCTTTCAGCCCTTTCTTCATCATAAGTTTTTGCTACATATTGGGTCAATCCTTTCTGTAATCCTTTATTCCATCTTTCTAGTCTATGATTCTTAAATAAATTCTCTATTTGTCTTTGTTCTTTATCCATCTCCTTTAATGTAGTAGTAATTTTATGTCTTTCTTTGTCCTTTTTTCTATTTATTTTATCTTTTATCATATCTGCATTTAAATTAATTTTATTCTTTTCTTTACAAATCATTTGTAATATTGTTCCTATTAATGAAGCTATTTTTTCTCTTATGTTTTTTTGTTCTCCTCTTACTACATCTAATTCTGTTATTTCACCAGTTAATTCTTCTTCCACTACAATATCCGTAGTAATAAGATCTTCAATTTCCTGTTTTTTTAATGGCTCGGTGGATATAAGAGTTAAATCATCGGTTAATTCAATTAAATTATTAATAACATATAACAAATAATATTGGAACAATTGTTTTATTAAACGATCATTTAAAATAGATTTTATCTCTTGTCCATTTAATTTAATAATATTTGCATATAAATTTGTTAATTCTATTAATTTAAATAAATCCTTTAACTCTTGTTGATTCTGTTTTAATAAAGGAAATATATTATTATCCTTATAAAATTGTCTTAGTGGCTGATATATACTTTTTACCATTTCTTTTACATCATTTACATGTTTATCGGATAGTTTCCAATGACTTGGTATTTTTATTGACTCATAATCTACATTATTCATAATTATATCTGGAAATACATAAATAAATGAGTAAATGGCATTTTTTACAAATAAAATTGCTCTATATAATGTTTCATCGTCCTTATTCATAAAATATTCATTTCCAATTTTATTAAATTCCACTATATTAATTACACATTCTAATATATTATTTCTCTCTCTTTGACTTTCCGAACTATATTTCATTAGAAAATCGGTCAATTTATTATTTAAATATTCAATCTTTTTTCCTAACCAATTTTTTAATTCTCTAGAACCTGCATCACTTTGTTCTTCTATAGAATAAGAATCTAATGTATTCATCAATAAAGTTAAAAATTCTTTCTCTACTACCCCATCTCTATCTTTCATACTTCCTATTAAATCTCTCAATTGTTGAATATTAGATGTATCATCATCTACTAAATCTATCGGTACTATATTCATTTTACTTACCTCTAATATTAATTCATTAAAACTCTCCATTGAATATACTTTACCTTCCTTCTTCAATAACTCTATTTTTTCTTGGATTGAGACAGTTTTATCATATTCATCTGGCTTATTTAAACATATTGGCATTAATTTCTCATTAATCGGAAAATTATTATTAAAATTACAATATTCTATAAAAGCTTTATATATTGTATCTTCTGAATATTCTTGAGATAATGGTGGAAATTTTATTTTAGTATCAACCGCATCTAATAACATAGCCGGTTGGGTCATATTTATCACATCAAACATAATATTATATAAATAATTAACTATTCCATTAAATAAATCTATATTCCTGTCTTTGTTTACAAAATAATCTATTGTATTATATTCCCCCGTATTACAACATGCATTTTGTAAAAATGGCATATTTGCATTATTCGTTAATAATAATTTCTCTTTTTCTACCACTTGATTAATAGCTTTAATTATAGACATTGAAAAATACATTATTTTACAATTTATTGTATAAATTTGCTCAAATTGATTCTTTGATCCAACTCTCATGTTTTCTTTAAAAGAATCCCTGAACTCTGTTGATAAATTAGAAGGAATTTTTTGTTCTATCTTTTGCAAAGGTGGTAAAAAATTTACCCATCTTTTTATATCTAATTCAATCGGTATTCCATCACCCTCATTTTGTATTAAATAATTCTTTTTTTGCTGTATTAATGCTTGTACTTCTGTTTTTTTTAATACATATGCGTCAAATGTCTTTTTGAGCGATGTTTTTATTTTTTCCTTATTTTTAGGTAACGCTTTCCAAGGATAAGTTTTACTCTCTATTGATGCCGCTATACATGCTACATACTCCAAATTAGATAAATCTTCTTCTCCTGTTACAGGATATCCTTGAAATGATTTTTTACAACCCGGAAATGTTTTCTTTGATTGTAAAGAAGGTATATTTACCGAAATAAAGAGAGAAATATAGGATAATGTAAATGTTAATAAAGATGCATTTAATACATCTTCATAACTTTGCCTCTTTTTCTTATCTTTTTGTTTTTCTTCAAATACTTCTATTGTATCTACAGTTTCATCTAATGCTATTAATGTATGATTGATTATATTTTCTCTCAATTCATCCAAATTTAATCCTAATTTTTGAGCTAATACTGTTATTACATTGTTTATTAATTTTGCTTTCGGATTTGTTAATATTTGTGGTTGCACTACTACTGTTGCTGCTTGTAATAATGCCGCCCCTGCATCTGATTCTAATATCTGTCTAGAAACAATTCTATATCCTGATTCTTCAAATTCTTCTTCAGTATCAAGGGCTATTTTCTCAATCATATATCCAGTATATTTACACCAAGTAATATCATCAATATTAGCTCCTTGTTCTTTTTTAATAATATTAAGAGTTTCTTGATAATCCCCATTTTCGACAAATACACTAGCCAATGTAGAGAGAAATTTAGGTAATAATTTAGTGTTGGTTTCAACACAATATAACCAATATGGGCTTTCGTCAAGAGATTCAATATGAGGACGAGTAGCTTTGTTTACAAATTTAACAATATCGGTATTTCTTTTTACAATATCAGATTGTCCTAATATTGCATCCCTTATTTTAACAAAAGGAGAAGTAATAATATCTTCTTCTTCTACATCTTTTGAATAAGCTTGATGTTTTAGCTCATATTTAAATAATATAAAATTATTAATCGTTTTTAATTTTTTAATTCTCTCAATTTCGAGTTTAAATTTGTTGTTTATCTTCTTTTTATATTTATTTAAATCTTCTTCATACTGACTATCAAATTCTTCTTCCATTTGTTTTAATAAGTCTTTTCGTACTAATTCAGAAGCATAGGAAGTATCAGCACATGTTTGATTTATATTAATACATTTGTTTTGCACATTACAAAATAATTCATTGGTTCCATAAAAAGAATTAGGAGCTATGGACTCATCTTTTACCCATTTATCATTTTCTCTTTTATAGTAAAAATATTTTACACTATCAATACTATCTACTTCTAAAACAGCATATTGACCATCTTGTACTCGTCTTTTTTTTTCAATCATAGAAGTGGCTTCATAGTTAGCATCCTCTTTAGTTAATCCTATATTTTGAATTAATTTTTCAGTTAAAAAGTTTTTAAAAGTTTTATCAACCATTTGTGATTGTTCCATTTGATACTCATTTATAATATCATAAACAGTTGAATCATATTTTTTATCAAAATATACTGGTTTTTCATTGTCATCTAATAAATCAGTCAAGTCTATATATCTTTTTGCTAATACATATTGTTTACATTCATTTTGCACAGCTTCTTTTTTAAGATTTTTATCAAATTCAGTTTTTTTCTGTTCAAAAAGAGTATCAAAATCAAATGGCGTATATAAATCAATATTCAATAATGTTAAAGTAGTATTATATAAACGAGTATTATCAGTTATCATCATTTTTCTTAAAATTTCAGAATTAGATAAAATATAATCTTTCCCAGTATTGCCATTATACTTATAATTTACATCAAATCCATATGAATCCATTATTAAACCTGACAATTCTAACCGACCTTTAAGTAATTTATAAAGAATAGATTCATATTTAAAATCAACAATGTTTTTAGATAATATAGTAAAATTATCTTTACTTTGTAAATAATTCTTCTTATAATCTAATATTTTTGATTCAATAAATTCATTAATATTTTCATATTGCTTGAAAGAAATATCATCTAAATAAATTAAAAATGGTTGTAAATAATTGATTACTGAAACTAATGTTAATTTACCTTGAATATATTTTTTAACTAAATTAAATAATACTCTTGTTTTTGGAATAATAGCATTTAAATATTTTTGAAATTTATTAGGGTCCTTGTTTTCTTCTGCTAATAAATATTGTGTTGCCTCTTTTAAATAATTATTTTCATCAAATACTATAGGTGTATCTATATTTTCAATATAACTTGTTTTATAATTCATATTTTCACGAAATAATTTCCAATAATTAATAAAATGTCTATTTAAATTTGATTTATCATAAATAGTAGTGGAAGGTAAATTTACATTTGAAAAATTCATTACTGGAGTTGGTAAAGTCAAAAAAGCTTTTATTGATATAGTATCATTATTAGTTAAAGGAACCGATTTTGTTTTCAAAACAGTCGAAGTTACATATGTAGTTTGTAACTTTTTAATACCTAAATTGTATTTTGTAATTAAAAATCGTTTTGATTTAACTCTTTCTTGTGTATAAACAGATGAATAAAAATCATTTAAATTATCAATTACAGCTGTAATATTATCATTTACCTCTTGTAATGATAAAGATTCATTATATTCTATAGAATAATATGGAGTTAAATAAGGATTTAACTTACGCATATAATTAGTAAAATTATCTGTATTTGATTTATATAATTCTCTTATATCATATTCACTAGTTCTTGATTCTGCCATAGTTAATTCAATAACATCAGGTAATGGTTCTTGATTTTCTATATCAATATCAATATCATACAATTTTTTTTGATTTTGAGCAATCGGTATCATCCAATATAGATTTTGATTAAGCTGTTGTAAATGTTGAACTAATGGTTTAAAATCTGCTCCTTTCTTTAAAGGTAAAGTAGCATTTCCATTTCTATCAAATTGAGAAAATTTTTCTCTTAATTGTTTGAATCTTTCAATTTGAATATGAATATTATTCAACACTTTTCGCGTTCTTTCAGCTGAAGGATAAGAAGCTAATAATTCATCTAATAAATCATTTACTTGAGATTCAATACTAAATCTTTTTCTCTCTTCTGTTACTTCAACAAATTGAGAAATATCTCCTATAATAGGTCCAAATTCAATTGCATCCGCATCAAGTATTATATCTCTAATTTTATCTTTAATTGTTTCTGTTGGAACTTGAATAATTGGTGATTCTAGATCTAGAACTTCATATTCCAAAGGAGAAATTTCTTTTTCTGTTGGGATTTCAGGAATTTTAGTTGCATCTTTAGCTTCTGGAGGAGGGCGAATAACAATTTTATCTATAGGTATGTCTTCAGGAATACCTTTGTATCCAAAGTCAATATAGATTAATTCACCATTATCAAAAGTTTTAACTTCAATCATATCTTCTTCTAAATTGGTAATTTCACCTGTAATAGTAAGAGGTAAATCACCACCAAAGTGAATATCAATAAAGGTTTCAGGTAATAAATTATTTTGCCTAGCATATCCTTTATTTTCGGGTCTATCTAAAATAGTAATAGAATTAATGCTTTCATCCGATAGATTACCATCTTCATTTATATTTAATTTAATTTTCTCTCCAGATAATTCATCAAGTATCATGATTTTTTTGGAATCTATATAATCTATTAAAAAATTGTGTAGATTAATATCTGGATTGGATGGCGCTTCTATTTGAATTATATCTCCTAATTGTAAATAAATAGAATTATCTTTTTCCATTACTTTATAGTAACAGTAGAAATTATTATGAAATACGAAAAAAATTGATTTTAAAATATATTAAAGAAATTAAAATATAATAAATAAGATGACTAGTTATAATCTACAGTGCGTACCAAGAATTTGTGAAATATTATTTAATAATAATTCACTTTCTAGAGATGAAATAGTAAAATCACTAAACTTGAAATTAAAAACATGGAAATTTGGAGGTGTAAATTATCATATTCTAAAGTATGATAAGGAATGGTTGGCTAGAGAAAATGAAAAGACTATTGGTTTATTAAGATCGGTCATTTTTAAAGATGATGGAACAATTGTTTGTTTTGCTCCTCCAAAATCCCAAAATACAGAAAATATTAAATTTACTTCAGAAGATCAATATGTTTCAGAACAATTTGTAGAAGGAACCATGATTAATATGTTTTATGAAACAGAAAATTCTAGTTGGCAAATAGCTACTAGAACAAGTGTAGGAGGAAAATTGAACTTTTATATGGAAAATGGATTCAAAAGTGAAGAAACATTTTCGAGTATGTTTGATGAGATAATAAATGAAGTATGTCCTAATTTGAAAGAGAAGTTAAACAAAAAAAATATGTATAGTTTTGTAATTCAACATCCTAAGAACAGAATTGTAAAGCCAGTTGTAGAAAAAAGATTATATTTGGTAGAAATTTATGAGATTGATGGACTTACAATTAAAAATAAAAATGATGAAATGGATGAATTAGTAAAGGAAGTTGCTAATTTAAGATTGCCTAGGCGTTTACCAGTAAAAACTGAAGAAGAATTAAAAAATTGTAAAGAAACTTGTGCTTCCATGAATACAAAATATTCAACGGTAGGTGTAATTATTAAGGACAAGGAAGGAAATAGATATAAATTTAGAAACCCTAATTATGAACATGTAAGAAGATTGAGAGGAAATCAACCCAAATTACAATATCAATATTTAGCTTTGAGACAGGAAGGAAAGATAGCAGAATACTTGAAATATTATCCAGAACAGAAAAAGGTGTTTAATCAGTATAGAAATTTGATGCATGATTATACAAATCAATTATTTGAAAATTATATGAAGTGTTATGTAAAGAAGGAGAGAGAATTAAAAACATTTCCGGAAAACTATAGAACATATATGTATAAGTTGCACCATGAGCACTATATTCCTGAATTAATGGCTAAAAAGGAAGGAATTACAAAGACATTTGTAATTAATTATTTCAATGCGATTCATCCAGCTAAGCAGATGTTTGTATTAAATTATAATAAGAGAATACAAATGAAAAAGGAAGAACAAAAAGAGCAAGTATTACAAGAATGAAGAGTATAAATAAAATAAAAAATAAAAATATTATAAAATTATTTTTTATTTATGGTAATAAGAAATGAAAAAATATAAATATAATTAAATATAATAATTAATGTATTCGAAATTACCAAAAGAATTAATAATATTGATATATTTGTTTGACCTAACTTATAGAGAAAAATTTAATTTATGTATAAATGAATTTAATAAAATAATAAAAAAACGGGAAGAAATGGTAAATAATATAAATAGGGATTATTGGAATGGAGAAATGCCATTATCAGTAAAAAATTATTATTTACAAGCAAAATTATTAATAAACAATGTGATATTTATTTAAAGTTTTTTTGAATTTTGGAAAATATTTCAATAATTTTTTGAAAAGATGTATTTAAATATTGAATAACAGTGGTATTGGTTTCTGGTGTATTAAAACCCATGCGAATTACACCGTTAGGAATGTGTGGATGAGGAACTTTAAATCCGACAAATGATAAAGAATTATTTTTAACATAATAATCTTCATATAAGAAATATACTAAAGCATTCCCAATGGTATAATCTTGATCTTTTAAAGTAATAATAAATTCATTAGAAATAGTAGAATTTTCATTTGCTTCAATCTTAATTTTTGAATCAGGACTATTATCCAATTTTTCAAGAAGAGACATTAAAAATTTACATTTTACAATCATAATATCACATGCTTTAAAAACAATGGCAAAATTAGTAAAAACTCCGACACTTTCAATGACAAAGTCATAACTATTAGGAATAGTAATTCTTTTAGCCTCTAAAAGAAACCAATTATCTTTTTCAAAATCAATTTCTTCTTTAGATAAACCTTTTTTTTCTAATTCTTTTTGAATATCATTCCATTTATCGTTGGCAGTTATTGTATCTACAGTAGCTCCATAAGCACATGTAGAAACAACATTATACATGCCATCTTCTTTGGCATGACCATAATCTAATGTAGATGTAAATTGTAATTGTTCTCCATCTAAGTTATCAGATAATTTAGGGCGAAGACGACAAATAGGAATATAATCACCAGTAAGAGAATCCGGTGGGAATATATTTCGAACAGCTGATTCAGAAATATATTTATCGGAAGTAATATTTTTAATTTTTAGGTCTTTAGTAGTAACTAAAATAGTAGCATCAGTATCATTTTTGACATCTAATTCAACAGAATATTCATCAATAGGAAATTCAGTATCATTAATATGGATAGGAATACATCCAATTCTTTGTTTTAGAATTTCATTATTAAATCGACTAGTATTAGAAATAATATCAACCTTACTTTCAGCATGAGGAAAGGTTCTGAAAACAACTGTAGGTATTTCAGATAAAATAATTCTTCGCAATGAGTTTGCTAAACTGGTAGGAATGTTACTAAGGTTAAAATATAAAGTATTATTTTCTTCAGATGTAATTGTAATCTTAGGCTCCATCATTATGATTTATATAATATAAATAATATTTATTTTAAAATCAATTTTTTTATAAATAAATAAGTTTAAAGAATAGTAAAATAATTAATAAATAATATAAATGAGTTTAGTATTATATTATAGTAATTATTGTGAAAATTGTAAAGGAATATTAAGAACACTGTCTAAAAGTGAATTAAAAAATGAGATACATTTTATTTGTATTGACAAAAGATTTAGAAATAATCAAAATGGAGCTACTTATGTAATTTTAGAAAATCAACAAAAAATTTTATTACCTCCTCAAATAACCAAAGTTCCAGCCATGTTATTATTAAAAGAGGGAAATAGGGTAATATTTGGAAAAGAAATAGAATCAATGTTAAAACCTAGGAATGATTATAGTAATGCTGCTGCAACAGGTTTTAATGGTGAGCCTATGGCATTTTCTTTAGGAGCAGATCATACAGGTTGTTTTGGTGTAGCTAGTGATACATTTAGTTATTGGGATCAAGGAAGTGAGGAATTATTAGCAAAAGGAAATGGTGGATTAAGACAAATGTATAGTTATGCATCAGTAGATAATAATTTTAAAATAGAAACTCCACCGGATAATTGGTCGCCAGATAAAGTAGGTGAGACAGCGATGAAAGATATGGAATCAGAGAGAAATAAAGATTTACAAATGCAACAAATAAATAAACAAATTAGAAATTAATATATTTAAAAACAATTATATTTAATATTGTATAAATGGATAAAAGCGCTATATTAAAAGGTTTTAATAATCAATTTGAAGAGTTTTTAGAAGATGTAGAAAATTTATTTCCAGATAATAAAGATATTAAGACAACTAAAACTGGTTTATTAATGTTAAGAAAAGCAAATCCAAAAATGATAATATCAGTATGGTATAGATATGTTTGTGAAAAATACGAAAATTATATAGAAAATGAAGATATAGAATATTTTTTACAAAAAGATTATAGTGAAGATTTACAAAAAAATCCAAATGCATCCCAAGTATTACAAGGGATTGATAAAATTAGACAACCATTAAGAGAACTAGAGGAAACAAATAAGAAAAAAACAGTGCAATATTTAAAGAATTTAAATCAATTATCAAAAATATATAATAATTAGTTTGATTTAAACAAATTTTATTTATAAATTGTATAATGTCTAAATCAAATGATAAAGAGCAATCGTTGCCAGAAGATTTTCCGAAATTGATTTATGATTTAATCAATGATATTTTGTTTACTTTTCCCGAATATAAGGAGAAATTGGATGAAAACTTATTAAAAATAAAAGATAATCAAGACAAAGAAAGTGTAAAAGTAATTTATGAATATTTTAAGAAAGTATTACCAGAGAGATTTTTTGATATTTTATATAAGAATGAAGACATGTTTCAGAAGGAAGAAGTAAATACAGAATTTTTACCTGGTATTGATTTTAAAAGCTTATGGCAGGAGGATATTTCAACTAAAACAAAGGAAACAATTTGGAAATATTTGCAATTAATATTATTTACAGTAATAGGAAAGGTAGATTCTCAAGAATCATTTGGAGATACAGCAAAGTTATTTGAAACGATAAATGAGAGTGAATTAAAAGAAAAATTAGAAGAAACAATGAGTAATTTACAAAATATGATGGGTGGAGAAGATGTAATAGATATATCTGGGATAGACATGGAAAATTTACCAAGACCAGAACAAATACAGGATCATATAAATGGTTTATTAAATGGAAAATTAGGTAATTTGGCAAAAGAGATAGCCGAAGAAACAGCTCAAGAGTTAAATTTTAATACGGAAAATGCTCAGTCGGTAAATGATGTATTTCAACAATTATTTAAGAATCCAGGAAAATTAATGAATTTGGTAAAAAATGTTGGTGGGAAATTAGATAGTAAGATAAAATCAGGCGAGATAAAGGAAAGTGAATTAATGCAAGAAGCAAGTGAATTATTAAGTAAAATGAAAGATATGCCTGGTATGGGAGATATGCAGAGTATGATGAGACAAATGGGTCTTAATTTGGGTAAAGGTCAGAAAGTAAATTTAGGTGCAATGCAAGGGAAATTGAATCAAAATATTAAACTGGCACAAATGAAAGAAAGAATAAAACAAAAGGCTTCCCAAAAGCAAAAAGAAAAAGAAGAAACAGAAAAAATACCCTATGCCCCTCCAATGACAGATGCCCAAATAGAGGAATTGGTATTTTCAATTGAAGGGGAAAAACCAGAAAAGAGTGAAAGAAATGGAAATAATACTAATAATAAAAAGAAAAAGAAGGGGAAGAAAAAATAAATAATTAAGAATATATATATAAATGGCAAGTGAATCTACAAATATTTGGTTTAATGACCCTTTAGTATTATTTAAAAAAAATCAATTAAATGAAATTTGGCCAAAGGAGGGAATGACAAGAAATCAAAAAATAAATGCAATTACAAGATTAGTAATTATATTAACAATTTTAGGATATTTGATAACACAATCTTTAAATTTTTTTATTACTGGCGCAATTACTTTAGGTGTAATCATTATTCTCTATTATGCTAAAACATTTAAACAAGAAGACAATAAAAAAGAAAACATAAAAGAAGCATTTACTAATCCTAGTGTATATAATGCAGTAAAATGTAATTTTACCAATCCCACTGACAAAAATCCTTTGATGAATGTATTATTACCTGAGATAAAATATAACCCTAAGAGAAAAATGGCAGCACCGGCATATAATAGGGCCGTGGAAAAACAAATAAATGATGACACTGAAGATTTTGTAATATCAAATTTCAATAATGATAAAAAATTAAAAAAGAAATTGTTTGCTACTTTAGGCGATAGTTTTGAATTTGAAGATTTTGCTCAACACAATTTTTATGCCACTGCTAATACTACCATACCAAATGATCAACATGGGTTTGCTGAATTTTGTTATGGAGATATGGTATCAGGTAAGGAAGGAAATGATTTTGCCCTAATGAGAAATAATCCAAGAATCGGTTCTATTACAGGACAAAATTAAATATATATTTTAGAAAAATATTATTTTAAATATATATATAAATGGCTGCTTATACAAGAGATTTTACATTTGATCGATTATCCAGAATTGGTGATGATAGTTGTTCTATGAGTCAACAAAATATTCAAAATGCTAGTTCTGCAAATTATCTTTTAACCAATTATTTCGTTCAAGATTGTGGTTTAAAAAGACCTATTGAGTTTGGAACAAGTCAACCTGGTATTTTTATTGGCGCTCCAGGCACTCAAGTTGGAATGGGAGGTTGTAATATTGATTCTAATTCCGAGTTATTAATTGGAACTATTAATACTCATCCTAGGTGCAGAATCAGTTTATATGAACGACCATTTAAAACTGTTCCTTATTTAGGTCGTGGACCTTCTAATCCTGTATTAGAATCTCATATTCAACAAGGCGATATGATTCAAAATAAAAAGAGTATTAATACTACCAGTGAACTATCTTACATTCCTTATCAAAATTATCCATTAATTCCTTCTATTGAAAATTCAATTACTAATCCTGCTAATTTAGTAGAAGGTGTCGCTGCTGATGGATGGATTAGAGGTGGAGTTCCTTCTCGTGAACTTCAAAAAGATAAAGATTACAAAAATGGACATACTATGTATCAATATTAAATACTTAAAAACAAATATATTTAATACTATATGACTGATTTACAATTAAATCATTTATGTACTTATAAATTAATCACTGAAGATGACGAAGAGGAAATCGGATTAAAAGAAATGCTATATAAAATTCAATTCTTACAAACATTTAATATGGAAGAATTTAATGAAGATATTATAAATAAAAAAATAGATGATTTGTTTGAAATTATTAAAGATGAAGAATTTCTTAAAAAAATTATTGAAAAACATCCATATAAAGATACTATGTTTAAACATTTAATTTTTAGAACTTTATTCTGTTATGATTATTTAGATTTATTTCATAGATGTTTACATCATTTTTTCAATAATTTGCCTTTAGAGACACCATTACAAAATTTATTAGATATTTTTGAATCAAAATAATATCCATCTATATTAATATGGCCTCTACTAGAAATAACAATACTCCTGGAGATTATTGTCTCCAACAAAACAGTTATAAACAATCTTTAGATTATAATCAATATCAATATTCTCAAGTTGGAAGAGCATATCATAATGCTTTGCCATGTATTGGTATTACACCCAGTCATATGCCACGAGAAGCATTTTCCAAAAATTCCGTTGACATAGAATCTGCCTTATATGGAATCAACTCTACTAATTTAGTAAATCCTCAACAACCTGTAGTTCCAGAGCTTAAAAATTTACCAGGTGTTTCTTACTTTGAAAGATTACAAACTTTTATGCCTGAACCTCTTGTTGTTGAAAAATATCAAAGACCTTTTCCTGTTCCAAAATAAAGTAAAATTTATATAATTTTTATAATGTAATTATATAAATGTCTGCCAATACGAACTATACATGTAGAGAAACTTACTATAGTTATGGAAGTTATTTAAGAAGCAGAGGATATGATAAAGAAATATGTAATTTAGTAGCTGCTATTGAAGCTGGACAAATAAATATAGGACCTATTACACCAGGTAGCTGTCCCGCAGCTCCAACCACAATTAATAATTCAGTAACTATTAATGGTTGTCCAAGTGGTCCTAATTCTACAACAGGAATTTTAAAAGTTACTGGTGGTAATATTGGTCCTTATAATGTTGACCCATCTGGTAGTATTACCACCTTTCTAAATGGGTCCAAAAATTATGGTATTCAATCATCCACCGGTATTAGAAACTTAGGACCTATTTATTCTGCAACTGATTGTAATCATTCTAATTACTTTGGCGCAGTTAATCATATTTTTGCTGGTGGTTCAAGTGGAGATTGTAGCACGAATGTTATAATTAGAGGTAACTTATCTATAGATGGAAGTGCTGTAGAACTAGGTCCGTTTTTTGGAGAAACAATGACTCTTATTACATTACCACTGAATAATGCTTTAGGAACTTTAAATCTTTTTAGATCCCCCTCTGCAAATGGAAATACTATGATTGTTTATAATGATACATCTGATAATATATTATCTAATGGTTGGCAAAACAGTTTAACATTTGCAATTGACGGAGAACTTGCAAACTCAACACCCGGCACTGGAATCGATAGAATTGCTGGAATGACTGATACACAAGGTCATATTAGAAGTTTTAGAGGAATTACTGTTTCTAATCCACCTTTAGTCGGACAACCAATCGATATTTGTTACAATAGAGATATTAGTGGCTCTTCTTATGCATTACAAGTTTATGGAGACTTACAAATGAACCCTGGAAATAATAACGCAGCTGGAAATATCGATTTATCCGGTGGAGATATTAATTTTTATTTAAATAATAATTTAAATTCTTATATTCATTCCAATGGTGACGCTTCTTTTAATGGACATGTTACTATTTATGATTTAAGTGTAATTAATGTTATGACTGTTGGAACATCCACTACTTATATAAATACTAATGATGTTTCTACTAATAACTTAAATGCTAATACTGTAAATGCTGGATTTGTTATTGTAGATAATTCTCTTAATACCTCCTTTATTTATTCTCCTTTAATAGAAAACTTAACTATTCAAGCTGGTGCTTCTGGTTCTGCTAATGTAGAATTTGTAGCCAATAAAGTAATTATTGGGGATTTGTCCGTTAATGATATTAGTGCTAATAATATAAATATTTCTGTTGGTGTTTTTAATACTATTACTACAACTGATTTAAGTGTTAATACTCATGCTTCTATTTATGATGTAAGTGTTTCTCATATCTTAAATGTTGGTGATGTCACTATTACACAATCCGAAGTTCAAACCAATACTCTTAGATCTACTAATACTAATCCTTTAACTATACAAGGTGGTATTAGTGGGGCACAAAACATAATTCTACAAGCTGGAACTGTCAATATGCGCGATAATGTATCCCTAGTTACTATCAGTGATTTATCTGTTAATGATATTAGTACTTCTCAAATTGATGTAACAAATATAAATGTATCAACTATTAATAATACCGGTAAAATAACCACTACAGATTTAAGTGTTAATACTCATGCTTCTATTTATGATTTAAGTGTTGTCAATATGATGACTGTTGGTAATGATATTTCTTTAATTAATGGAACAGTAACCTCTACCTGGGTAGATTGTGCTCATATTTCTGTTTCAAATAGAGGATATTTGAAAGATGTATCTGTTAACAATATATTAGATGTTGGATTGAAAACTATTACTCATGATTTAAGTGTCAATCGTCATGCTTCTATTTATGATTTAAGTGTTGTTAATTTCATGACTGTAGGAACATCCACTACTACTATTACCACAAACTCTATTGATGCTATAAATGTAAATGCTTCCACAGTTAATAGTACTGATGGTTCTTTTAATCATATTATAGCTAATGATATTAGTGTGAATAATACATTACAGGTGGGTGATACTATAATTCAATCTGATTCTATAACCGTTACAACTTTACATATAAATGGAGAATTAGATATTTCTGGCAATTTAATTATTGGAAATGAAACAGATGGAACAGCATTTTTAGATGTATGTGGAACTTTATTAGTTAATTCTGGAAACAATAATA